CCAGTAGCAATGACTTCATCTTGATAACGGAAGAGTTCACAATACAATTCATAAACGTATAGATTTTGTAATTGATAATATGGTTTTGCATATTCAACGTCTTTAATTTCATAAAGACGATCATCTAAAGGGAACCAAATTAAGTCTCCGCCTTTTGGACGAGTGGAGAGTTTTATATTTGCTTGTCCCTGAATTAATGGAGTAATATAATTTTCATATCTTTCTCTTGATATAATCAATCTAACTTCATCTTTAGATTCAATACCAAATTTTGATAGAACATCTCCAGCTCCAGAATATGCATCGTAGTTATCAACATATGCTTCAATTGGTAGCGCACTATCAAACTTAGATTGTACTACTTCTCTTATTACTGTATTTTCTGTTAAATACTTTCTCGGAATATAATATATGTCAACACCATACATCCTCAATTGTTCATTGATTAGACTTTGGACTAAATTTTGCTCAGAAGAAGTGCCCTGAGTGAAGAAAGGATTTAATACCATCAGCCTATCATATCAAGTGGTGGTAATTCATATGTATTTGACATCATATCTTTAATCTTATCCAATTCTCTCTCTGCATCATCATATATTTGTCTTCCATTCAATTCAATCCCACCTGGAAGTTTAACACCCTGGAACTTAATTAAATTCTGACCCCACTGCCTTTTGATGAGGGCAGTTAAGTATCTTTTTAAGAACGAATCGTTATAAACTCTAGTAAAATCATTTGGATCTAAAAGTCTCCAACAATCTAGAACAATATATTCATCTTTTACGACTGTTCCCCAATCTACATCCAGATATAATCTATCTTGTCTCTGATTAAATCTTACTTGTTTCTCAGTATTTAATAGAAAATCAATGTCTGAGAGATAAGTTTTTGTCATTGCATAACCCAACATCTCCATAGAATTGAAGAAGTACATATCATTTAAAAATAATTGATATTTGAGTCCAAACATTCCATTAGATATTGTACTTGTATCAAATCTGAATATTTTATTAATCCCTATTACTGCTGGGGGCACTTGAATAAAATTACTAGTTTCCTCATATGAAAATGTAGCAGCAACTCCAACCGTAGAAGTTCCTGTAGTAGTTACAATTCCTATAGGGTTACTTCCAGCTCTACCTCGACCCCTATCAATATCGTCTTGAGTTATTTTATATTTTAAATATGTCTGAACTACGCCGTCAAAATGCCTCTCATGGAAGTACTGGAGCGCATCATCGACTAAATCATCTATCTGCTCATCAGCAACGTTTATCTCCAATACAGGAGCACCTAGCTGCCTCTTACAGTAATTAACTAGATCTGTTCTACTTGCTGGTTGAGCCATTTATTCTCTAGTTTCCTAAATGTATTTATGGTGCTGATGACACTGCAGGAACTACCATAACGTTTCCATTAACAAGTGTATATACTGTCGATCCACTACTTACTATTACATCATACATATATCTTCCTTGATCAAGATTTCTAGTAGAAGTAGATCCTAAAGAAATTTCAAGTTTTCCGCCTAATGCACTGGTAATACCAACAGAAAATGATGTTGTAATTCCTAGAGTTGCTCCAACAGCAACACTTTTCGATATAGCAGCAGATCCACTATAACTCGTAAGGTTGAAGGCTGTATTTGAGTTGTCAGTTACATTAAATGTTGTGTTAAAATCTGATCCACCAAAAATCATCAAATTAACGGAATATGGAACTCCTGTGTCTGGATCGAAAGTAATATTTTTAGACGGCATCTGGTATTCCTATTAGTTTCATGGTTTCTTGCTGTTTATAATATAGTTTGCAAAAAGATTTTGCAATATTCTTTAATTCGTCACGATCATCACAACTATCTATCTGTGATGCCAATTTAGTGTAGGCAAATTGCTTTGACAGATTGCTTAGTTCAATGCTATCTGGATCCATTTAATAACTCCTTAAGTAATGACTTAATATCGTTGATATCATCTTTAATGGTAGCAACTTCATCTTCAATCGTCTGCATCTTTTGATTTTTTTTATTTTTAACCTCACGACTAGCAATGTACTGATCATAAGATGCATTATTCGTATTAATTACGGTATTAGTTTCAAGATCTCTTGCGAGATCCTTATGTCCTTTTACAGTATAAATTTCCATATTATGCAAGAGCAATAACTTGTAGATTTTTCATTTGAGGCACTAATGTTTGATTTGTTGAAGTCATTACAATTTTAATCCTGTAAGATCTAAATGTTTGTAGGTTATCTGCTGTAAATGTACGTTTTACAAAATCAGTATCTTCAAGACTAAATCCTCTCTTAGTTGAGGGTGTTACAAGAAAATCAGATCTTCCATCATTATTTTCTTCATTGAGCACCAATCCATTACCATCAAGGTTTAAATATCCTGGGAATGGCGTAAATATTGGTTCAAGTCCTGGATTAGCACTAATAGTATAGAATGCCCTAATGTCACAATCTGCTGGAATGTGGGTATCAACAAAAATCTTAATAGATGTTGCTGGATTCTCAAGAGTTATTTCTTTAGAAATATATTGACATGCACTAGGGTCATTAAATAAAGCATTTACTCTAGAATCAGTAGCATAATTAGTAACTTCAGAATTAACTCTGTTTGATACTGCATAAATGCTACACCTTTGGAGTTCAATTTGAGGACTTAGTTTAGAATTAGTAGTTCCAAGGAAAAGTCTCATTTGCATAGATTTATTTCCTTCAATAGAACCTAATTTACGATCTTCATTTACCTTAGAGAAAACTGCTCTAGGAGTATCAAGATAATTATTAGAATTCAATACAACATCTTCAAATCCTGCATTTACATAAGGAATTTCATTTCCACTTATACTTTGTGTAGTAACAGTTCTTATCTGACCAGATAAAGAAGTTCCCTCCACAGTAATATTATGTATTGATGGTTTAATAATTTCGAATGGAATATTTTTAGTAGCCTTTACATTACTTCCACCAGTAGACTTGGATCCATTGATAAACAATTTAGGGAATGATGTTCCAACAGATCTATCTGCATTATCAGTTGACCCAATAGTTCCAAATTTTTCAGACATATCAAGTTTTATATGATAAGAATCTAACGCTATTGGATTTGCAACAGTTACTTCACTTAAATCGTGAGTTTTATTGATTCTAGCAAGACTTACTCCTCCCAATTCATACTTATAGACTGGAGTATCAACTGGATATGTTTTAGGAGTACTACCTCTAGAAATACTACCACTAATAGTTGATGAAGTGCTATTAGTATACTCTATAATTTCTTCACCAATAAGAATTAATCCGGTATTAGTTGCACCAACACCGACATTTTCAAATGTCGAGAATCTCTCTCCAGTTCCACTACTTACTTGTATTGGATCTGTAGACGATTTGCTATATTCTGCAGTCAGTTTGGTTGGTTTGATATCTGGAAGAATACCTGAAATTCTTACAAAATTATCATCAAAATTCATTCCATGATTTACATGGTTGACTTTAATGTGCAAACCATCGGTAATAGATTCTATTCCATTTGAAGGAATTGTTACATCTCCACCATTACTACTATTTAATTCCCTTTCAGTACCATTATTATCAAAGAATCGAATAGTTCCAGCTGCCCCGGTAATAAATTCACCCTGAACATTACCAATAATTAATTGTGAAGTAAGTCCAATACCAGTTAATGTAAATCTTGCATTTGTACCAACACTTAACCCAGATGGATCTGAAGACGATGGTAAAGGTTTAGTAGCACTAATAGTAACTATGTCACCAACCTGATAACCATTTCCTCCACTACCAGTGATTGTTGCTGCAATAGCAACACCATCTAGAATAGTAATATTTGCAGATGCTCCAGTTCCTTTTCCAAAAGCTGAAACTAGATTTATGTTATTATAACTAAGTCGCCCGTCAGCTGGAGTATATCCAAGACCAGGATTAGTTATTGACATTGTTCCAACTGCACTGGCAGCAACTCCAACTAAATCTCCCTCTGCAATTCTATTAATAGAAGTTCCTTGGAAGAAAGTATTACCAAGAGAATATAAACTATCGGCAACTGTTGTTCCAAGTCCGACACGAATTTCGTTTGAAAAAATATTCAAAGGATTTTCTTGAAGAGTAGCGACTTGCTTATTACCTTGAGACAACTCTGGACTATAAAGATCAACAGATCCAGACTCTACAAAGTCTGCTCTATACATGGTAAATTTAAGATCTTCCCACTGACTTGCTTCCCAAGTAGATGCATTCTGGGATTTGAATAGTGATCCGAGAGTTGGTTGATTGGAAATATATGAGTCCGTAAGGATATCATTTTCACCAACTCTAGAGATATAAACACTATACTTAGTTGAGTTTGAAATCAAACATATTGCATATTCAGTACCACCTTCCAAGTAGACTGGTGCTGCAAACTCAAAAGTAGTCGCTACAGAACCATCAGTAGAAGTGTTAACATTTTCTGGATAGATGAGAACTTCTGAAAGATCAAAATACTTAG